TTACAGACCCTTCAAGTCCAGAAGGGATACAGAGATCCAAGGAATTTACAAACCATTAATCCTTGGCTTCCAGGATACGATAAGCGAATGAGTGCGTTGGAAGACATATCACCTTTTGATCCAACCGCTTACGACTGGAGCGATATATTCGGGACATACGGAGGAGCAGGAGCAACTGGAGCAACAGGAGCAACTGGAGCAACTGGAGCTATGGGACTACAGGGTCTTCAAGGATTACAGGGCTTACAAGGACTAACCGGAGCAGCCGGAACGCAAGGGCTTCAAGGAATGCGGGGACTAACAGGAGCCGCAGGAGCTAGAGGCTTGGCTGGAGCCATGGGCGAAAGAGGCTTGGCTGGCGCTAGAGGCTTAACTGGAGCTATGGGACTTCAAGGACTTCAAGGAATGCAGGGAATGCAAGGATTACAAGGAATGCAAGGGTTACAAGGAGCCATGGGCTTGACGGGGGCCAGAGGACTTCAGGGAGCTATGGGCGAAAGAGGCTTGGCTGGGGCAACTGGTTTGACAGGAGCCACAGGATTGACAGGAGCTATGGGCGAACGAGGATTAGCTGGGGCAACTGGTTTGACAGGAGCCACAGGATTGACAGGAGCCGCAGGAGCTAGAGGCTTAACTGGAGCCATGGGGCTTCAGGGAGCTATGGGACTTCAGGGTTTGCAGGGATTACAAGGCCTTCAAGGACTTCAAGGAATGAGGGGTGAAAGAGGTTTAGCTGGAGCCGCAGGTGCAACTTTTGACCCAACAGGGTTGCAAGCACGACTGTCAGCATTGGAAGGTATAGAAATGCCATCTTTTACTCCATTTGACCCAACAGGATTGCAAGGACGATTGTCAGCATTGGAAGGCGCACGAGGTCCCACCATGGCTGATATTCAGGCTTTGATTCAGGATGCTTTGGCTCAACAACCAAATTTTGAAAATCCTTATGCGCCTTCACCATCGTTTGATCCATTTCTAGGACAGCCACCACAAGGTCTTAGTGGTGGGGCCATATAAAAAATAGTGGACGGCGTAAGACTAGCAGAGTATATTCTAAAAGAACTGCGGAACAGACAAGGGCAGATTTCTGAACAACTGTGTGGCGGTTTGGTAAAAACGATGGAAGACTATCGTTTTCTCATGGGAGAGTTGACGGCACTTCGCTCCTTTGAGTCGGATTTAAAAGAAGTGTTGCAAAAAACAACTGGAGACAGTTTTGATGAGTGACTTAGCAGTCCCACAACATATCGCAGCCGAACGCAAGGCTCAAAATGAGGCGCAAAAAGAGGAAGTAAACAACGGCAGTGCATCTATTCAGGATGCCTATGTTGAACCAACAGAGTTGGTGCTTGATCCCTCCCTTCTCGATACCTCCCTATTGGAACGAATGCCAGAACCTACCGGATGGCGGATTTTGGTTTTGCCATATAGGGGCAAAGGCGTTACTGATGGGGGCATTGTGTTGCTGGACTCTGTAATTGACCGCGAAGCCTTGGCAACGGTAGTTGCGTATGTGTTGAAACTCGCCCCCCTTGCTTACAAGGATATGGGCAAGTTCAATGGCAAGCCTTGGTGCCAAGCCAAGGATTGGGTTTTGATCGGTCGTTATGCAGGTGCTCGTTTCAAACTAGAAGACGGAGCCGAGGTTAGAATTATCAATGACGATGAAGTCATTGGTACCATTTTGAACCCGGATGATATCCAGAGTTTATAACGGAGTAAATCATGGCAGATGCATTACCAGAAATAACGGACGAGGCGATTAAAAAAGCAGCGTTACCCAAAGACAGGCGCACTGAAGAAGCCGTCTCGGAAGAATCTACTTTTATTGAGTTGGAAGGAAAAGACTTAGAAGGCTTGCCGCCAATAAAGGAAGAGTCGGTTGAAGAGGAATTTGAGCCCAGCGACCACATTAAAAAAGAAGCCAAAAAACAACCCAGCGAAACCGAACAACGTGCCCGATTGGCACAAAACAGGATTGATAAAGCGGTTCGTCAGGCGAAGGATTTTCAACGGCGAGAATTGCAAGCGCTTCAATATGCCAAGGGAGCCATGGAAGAAAACAAACAGCTCAAAGCACAACAGGCGCAAATGGGTCACGACTATGGTGAAAGCTATGGTGCTGAGTTTGCAGCGCGTGTGGAATCACAGCTGGAGGGCTCCAAGATTGCATTACAAAAAGCAATGGAAGAAGGGGAGACCGATAAAATTGCGGAAGCCCAATCCATTTTAGCGGCAGCATCAGCGGATAAAGTTGCATTGGATCAATACAAACAGCAAATGCAACAATACAACCAGCAAATGGAACAATATTATGCTCAACAGCAGGCTTATGCCGAACAGCAGGCTTATGCCCAACAGGCGCAACAACAAATGCCTGCGCAACCCGCTTATAACCCGCCATCTTCACGCGCTCAAAAATGGGCAAATGATAATGCTTGGTTTGGACAGGATCAGGTAATGACCAATGTTGCCTTGGCAGTTCATAACGAATTAGAGAAAGAAGGATTTGACACAGAGTCTGATGACTATTACTCTGAGATTAACAAACGAATGCAACGAGAGTTGCCAAATCGTTTTAAAAACGTGGAAGCAGGCGGCAAAATCGTCCAAACCGTTGCTTCACCATCACGCGGTAACTCAAATGGACGCAGGAAAAATCGTAATCAGGTGGAGCTGACACCCAGCGAACAGCAACTAGCTAAACGTCTGGGAGTTTCTTTCAAAGATTATGCAGTTCACAAAGCGAGGTTAGACAACTCATGAATGATAAAGCTGAAATCGAAGAAAACGTTGAAATTGACAGAACTCCGAGGAGTTCTGAAACACGCGAAACTCAAGAGGCACGACGCCCTTGGGAGCCGCCTTCTCTTTTGAAAACACCAGAACCCCCTCCCGGCATGCGATATCGATGGATTCGTACCGAGATTAGGGGACAGGAAGATCGAAAGAATGTCATGCAACGGTTTCGCGAGGGCTACGAGCCAGTTAAGCCTAATGAAATTCCGGAACTTGATGTACCAATCATTGATCACGGCAAACACGCAGGTGTTGTCGGAATCGGTGGCTTGATGCTGTGTAAGATCGATGACTCGATCGCCAGAGAACGGGATACTTATTTTGCAAACAAAACTGACAATCAGATGAATGCAGTTGATAATGACCTCATGCGTGAAGAACATCCTGCCATGCCGATTACTAAAAATCGGCAATCCAGGGTTACTTTTGGCGGTGGTTCAAAGGCGAAAGCCTAGAATCACTTAATATTAATCTCGTGATCGGAGAAGTTAATTATGGCAAATAAAGACGCCGCATTTGGTTTGCGTCCAGCCAAGCATGTTAGCGGTTCACCGTTCAACGGAGGTCAATCTAGATATCGTATTACAACTTCGGCTCAGGCCTATACGACTAAGATTTACATGGGTGATATTGTGACCCAGAACACAGCCGGTACGGTTACCCGTATTGCGCGTGCTGATGGTGGTAGCGCTACAAGCGACATCATTGTTGGTGTGTTCAACGGTTGCTTTTACACCGACCCTACAACCAGTAAGCCCTCATGGAGTAATTACTGGCCAGGAAACGCTGCCACGGATGCAGTTGCTTTCATCATAGACGACCCTTATGTCATCTATGAAGTACAAGCAGACGCTGCTTTCCCGGTAACGGATCTATGGGGTAACTTTGATATTGTAGATCAGTCGACAGTTGGATCAACCACAAGTGGTCGTTCCAATGTAGAGCTTGATGTGTCAACGGGGGCTACTACAGCCACGTTGCCAGTGAAGGCGATTCAGATATCTACAGACCCTCAGAACTCCGATGCTGGTAGCGCGAATACCAACGTTCTTGTTATGGTACAAAATTCATTGTATAGACAAGCACAAGTTGGCTTAGCGTAAGGGAGAATAACTAATGGCAATTTCAAGAGCACAGCTCGTTAAAGAATTAGAGCCTGGTTTAAACGCCCTATTCGGCATGGAGTACGCTCGTTATGAAGACGAGACAAAGGAAATTTTCGAAACTGAAAGTTCAGATAGAGCTTTTGAAGAAGAAGTTCTGATTACAGGATTCGGAAATGCTCCCGTGAAAAGAGAGGGTGACGGAGTTGAGTTTGATACAGCCTACGAAGGCTTTACTGCTCGCTATACTCATGAAACTATTGCACTGGCATTTGCTTTGACAGAAGAAGCCGTAGAGGACAACCTCTATGACCGGTTGGGTGCACGTTATACGAAAGCGCTTGCGCGTTCGATGGCACACACCAAACAGGTTAAAGGCGCTAATGTTTTAAACAATGCATTTAGCTCTAGTTACACGGGTGGAGATGGTCTATCTCTAGTGAATAGTTCGCACACCCTAGCGGGTGGCGGTACTTTCTCAAACCGTCCTAGTACCTACGTTGACTTGAACGAAACATCCCTTGAGGACTCGTTGATTACAGTTTCAACTTTTGTTGATGACCGTAATCTTACGCTTGCCCTTCAAGGAATGAAGCTAGTCGTGCCACCGCAACTTCAATTCATAGCAGAACGCTTGCTTGAAACTCCAGGCCGTGTTGGAACTGCTGACAACGACATTAATGCACTGAAGAATATGGGAATGATTTCACAAGGCTATGCCGTTAATCATTTCTTAACTGACACAGATGCATGGTTTGTCTTGACAGACTGTCCAGATGGAATGAAGCATTTTGAGCGTACGCCAATGAGCACAAACATGGAAGGTGATTTTGATACTGGAAATGTTCGCTTTAAGGCTAGAGAGCGTTACAGCTTTGGTTGGAGTAATCCGCGTGGCATATATGGCTCGTCGGGTGCTTAAGAACCAATAATGGAACCTGTGATGCGGGGGTTTCTGACTCAACCCGCATCAAACTTTCTAGGGTAAACTTGTCCTACAGACTGACCTAGCAGATAAGCCAAGACGGTAGGACTTATTTTTTCGGA